ATCCCCGATGCAGAAGTAATGATGACAGGCGTAGATTCCATCATATCGCCAAATACTGTAACATCCAAAGTTCCACTCACAGCAAGATTCTTATAATTCTTGATAACACCGGTTTCAAAGTTGAACGGATCCCAGAGCCACTCATCTCCGCTTCCGTAAATATCTTTTTTATACGGGCCTACATTGTAATCGATTACGATACTGGAGCGATCCTTGTCAGACTTCCAGGCATTGACTGAAAACCGCCCCTCATAGTAATACGCCGAATCGTCTTCGAGAATTGCTCGCATCGTTCGACCGTGGAGATACACCATGATTTCAGAATATAAAACCGACCAGTCTTTGAACCCGTTTTCAACATAAAACGTCCATGAGCCGGTACGATTATTGTAGGTAGGTCTCCCGGTAAGTGCCGTTGTCAGATCCAGGACTCCATCTCCGCCAGGCAGATCCACATAATTTGTCTTGACCGGCGGAGGGGCAAACAGCGGACGGGAGGCAGGAATCAAATGCCAGTCGTCCCAAGTGTTTTTGTCTCCTAAAGTAATGGAATGATACATTCAATTCCTCCTTTCCTTGGAAATAAAAATGGACCCCCGCCTATTAAGCGAGGGCCCGTACTACTTAGTCTTCTATTTGCCAAGTATCATCCGGCTCCTGCTCAAAACTTTTTGTATCCATGTCCGGATGTCTGGCACACATTTTTGCATATATGATCGTCATAAGTATTACTGCAATTAAATCGTCGATCAACAACCCAGGAGCGGCGTCAATTGGTGATAAGATATAGATCACGCTAAGACAAATGAATACGATCTTTAATCCTTTCATCTCTATCATCCTTTCTCTGGGGTATAAGCATAAACATCGGTAGGTTTAAGAGTAGCAGACACGAAATCTCTGAGACGAAGTGTCATACCGTCAACTAAATCTAACACATATGACTCACCGCTATTGGTAAAATAGATGGTCGAAGATGCTGAAGGATCCACAGGATTCTCAACAATAATGTGTGCAGAGAAAGAAATCTCTCTACGAGTTATCAACTCTGTCGCACACATAACGTATCGTCCTTGCTGAATATGCTTACCAACAATATAATCGCCATTGAAGATGTCATATGAATCGGTTCTGGTTCTTGATTGGATTTCTGCCTCAATCTCTGTGCGTAAAGCCAATAGTTCATCTGTGCTCATTTGTGACAGATCGATCCCATCGGCATATACATAAACAGGACCAGTTAACAACATAACCAACAACAGTAGACTGCATAGAATACGTTTCATAGCAAACCTCCTTAACGTAAAACGACTTTCGTTTTCTATAATCTAACGCCGCTCCTTTACAGCGTTATTTACTAATTTGCGCGACCTCGACGCATAGCGAGCTTACCAAGCTGATTGTCCATCTTATCTGATGTGCCGCCAACAAGAGCTCCTGTGTCAAGAACGAGAGGTCTATTAAGTATGGCATCTGCAAGAACATCGATTCGATCGCTCAATTCCTCAAGTTCGGACAGAACATCACTGTTACTCTGACCACCAAGAATCTTAGCGCCGTCGAAGTTCAGCGCATTTACACCCTTTGAGAAATTAAATCCTCTAAACAACCCAGCATTCATCATTGGATTTGAGTTGAACATCCCTGCAATTTGACCAACACCGTTCTGAAGATTCGTCAAGTCGAGAACCGGGCGAATCGTCGGGTTGGGATCAATATTATCAAAGATACTCGATCCATCGGCGAGAAGCATTGTCTTGGCAGAATCAACGGCACCCTTTGCTACGTTACCGGCTGCATCACTTACAACCTTTGAATAACCGGTAAAACCACCGGCAAGACCAAGGTCAAAGAATCCGGCCATGTCCTCAGCAACCTTAGAAGGGGAGTGTACAGACCATGTCATCTGTATCGAGCGAATTGCCCCAGCTGCAACGCTTGTGGCGGAAGCTCTTACAGTACCGGCCATCGAATTGATGCCAGCACTTAAGCCTCCTGCGAGATAACCACCAACATCGAACCAGATCTGATAGGTGCTGCCAATTCCTGACTCATAGTCGGTCATTGCATTAGAGAGATCGATAGCAACAATAGTAAGGCTTTCTTTTCCATTTTGAATTCCTTCGCTAAGATTTGCAAGGAAATTCATAGCTGCATCGAAACCGTTAAATCCATCACTAAAGGTCTTCAAATCCTCGCCTATAATGGACATGCTGGCTGTTATATCGACCAATCCATTAAGAATTCCATAATTAAATGACTCATCCCCGTTTACATCGTCATTGACTTCTTTAAGAAAGTTTCGAACAACCTCCATTGCCGTTATGGCTGCTGTGGGAGTTTCGGCGGGAATTGCATTCACATCATTGGAGAATGATTTTAATCCATTACCAAGTTGAGTCAGATTGTCGCCGAATGCTTTAACGCTCTGCTCACCCGTTAACCACTGCCAAACACCATTTTGCTTATTTAGTGTATGCTCAAACTCGTTAAGGGTTGTAGCCACAGCAAGAACGCCATCAAGATGTCCTTTATCGGATGCTTCATCGTATGTAATTCCGCGAACTTCAGTAAGAAAGGCATTCAATCCGGACGAGAAATTCGGCAACTTGTCTCCAAATCCAGCCAGTGTCTGGTATCCCGCTAACTGCTGCTTAAGACCCTTCTCAAAAACCAAGGTATGCTCAAGCTCATTAAGGGCTTTGGCGATCTCGACAACAGCGGACAACTTTTTGCTGTCTTCCGAGTTCGGATCATAATCGAAATCGATTCTCTCGACCTCGGTTATGAATTGATTTAATCCGGTAGCAAAGCCTGATTTATTACCGTGTTCATCAGCTATTTCACCTATACGAGTGCCAAAGTCATACAAGGATTGAACGCCTGTCCAACCTTGCTTCATTCCATGTCTAAATATAAGATTATTCTCGAGTTCCGACAATGCAGATGCTACAGCAAGGAGCGAGTTTATTTTAGCATCGTCTTTACCCAAAGTAAAGTCGATTTTCTTGATCTCGTTGACGAACTCATTCAGTTTTACAGCAAAACCGGAATTTGATCCGTTTTCATTGATCACATCGCCAATTCGTTCACCGAAATCATACAGAGACTTTGCACCATGTATCACATCTTCTATGCCGCCCTGCTCTTCGAGGTTTTTTTCGAGTTCGGCTAAACCGCCGGCAAGAGCGATAGCGGCATCGATTTTGGTCTGATCATAATTCTCAATATTGGAAACTTTTGAAGAAAAGCCAACAAGTGCTGTTCCAAGATATCCAACATTTTCTGAGAATGTCTGCATGTCGCCAACGCCATTAAAGAAACTGATCAGCGGACCGGAGGCGGGAATCGCATTAGCGACATCGGTAAGAGATCCGGCTAACTTAACCGAACGATTAAGCGTCGACTGTTGCACCCGATCAAGCGGTTCGATGGTAATCGAATAGTCAACCAGTGCTTTACCAAGCATTTTCATGTCATCGGCAAACTTAGTTATTGGATTTTCACCAACAAAGAGCTCAGCCAAAGCCGACATAAACTCCGCAGTACCAATTTTAATGATCGCAGAAGCAAGATATCCAATTCCTTCCGACGTACCGGAATCGATCTTCTTGGCCCCGGTCAGAAATCCGTCAACGTTCGTCATAAAATCCGATAGATCATTTCCAAGCTGTGGAAGGTCGAATACTGTGTTAACGAACCCGGAGGTCAATCCACCAACAAAGTTTCCGATTGAAAGACCAACGGCCTTAAATACTTCAGCCCCTTTGTTTAAATCATCAACAAGCCCATGATCAAAGTGTTTGTCGATCGCCCCAAGAGTTGCGGCGATGGTGCCAATTCCGACCAACAGTATCGCAAAGCTTCCAAGGCCTTGTAGAGCACCGGCTATAGAAATTTTGCTCAGTAGGAACATGGACGCAGATAAACCTAAAAGAACACTCCCAATAGAAGTGGCAAACTTGAGCATCGCGTCCATATCGCTGTCCTTCGTATAGTCAAAGGCCGCAAGGAAGAGTCCAACAGTGCCAGCAAAGAGAATCAGTGAAGTTACGAGACCTTTAATGTTCATCCCCTTAGCCGATTTGACAAGGAATCCGAAAGCACTCAATACCCCACCAAGAGCAAGTACGCCCTTGATCAGATTGCCCGTTTTCATCCGACCGAGCTTTTGAATCGCACGGACAAGATAATTCACGGCAAATGCCATCGCAACCAAACCTGCTATTTTACTGACATCAGAGGTCTTCTTTAAAAAGTCTCCAAGCATGGCAAGCATGATGCCGATCCCAACAAGACCTTTGATTAAACTTCCAACATTCATGCTTCCGATCTGCTTTACGGCCAGCACAAGAATCTCAACTGCAATGGCAATCCCGAGGAAAGAAGCCTTGTTTGCAAAGCCTTTTGCACCAAAGCGCATAAATAACCCGAGCTCAACAAACAGAAGTCCAAGTCCAAGAAGTCCTTTGGCCAGCTTCCCAATGTCGATATTGGAAATCTGTTTCACGGCGAGAACGAGCAAATTAACTGCCACAGCGATACCAAGGAAAGCGGTTTTATTCGAAAAGCCTTTTGCACCGATCCTCATGAATATGCCCAGCTCAAGAAGCAATGCTCCAATTCCAAGGATACCCTTGCCGATATCGTCCCAATCGAGTTTAGCAATGCTCTTCATCGCCAGGACCAGGATTCCAATACCGACAGCCAGACCGATAAACGCTGTTTTTCCGGTGAATCCTTTACCGGCATTTCGCAAAAAGACACTGAGCTCAAGCATTATCAAAGCAAGTCCGGTAAGCCCCTTAAACATAGTGCCCCAGTCCATCTTACTCAGTGTTTTTACCGAAAGGGCAAGAATTAAAGTCGCCCCTGCCAACTGAAGCAGAGGTTTACCATCTACATGGATGGCTTTAAATATCAGAGATACAGCAAGCAATCCGGCAGCCAGAACACCAAGAACTTTAAGACCTCGAACGATTTTGTCGTCTTCCATCTTTCCGAGAACCCAAAGAGAACCAGCAAGAATACCAACCGCGGCTGCTATTTTAAGAATAGTTGTACCAAGGGCTTCGGTTTGCTTTTTCTGCTTGATTGTGATACCCTTTTTCAGAACATCCTTAATCGCATCACCGATATTTCCAACACCTGTTCCGACAGAAGAAATACTGCTGGCGATGCTTCCTATCGAACTTGCTATTTCTTTGATTCCTTTACCGGCACCGGAAAAACCTTTGCCGATCCTCCATAAACCGCCGCCGAGTGAAAAGATTCCGCTGAACACGGTCAATCTTCTCAGCTCAAGAATAAAATTAAGTAAATTTTCAAACCCTCTGGACTCCAGAATATTCGGAATTGTTTCACCAAAGAGCTTGGAAAGAAAAGAGCTGAATTTTCCCCAACCATCGGATATACCTTGACGCACGTTGCCTAAGAACTCGATAAAGTTATCAGCAAATGCACCAACCGGAGAATCTGCAATGCTCTTTCCCATCGATTTCATGTTAATGTTATGCGATTCGAGGAAAGATGGAATGGTCTCAGTAAAGAAAGTACGTAGACCGGATACGATTACACCGGTCACGCGCTTCACATTGCCCCAGTATTCTTTCAGCTTTTCGGGATCGAACCAACCCTTAATCATCTCACCGATGTTATGCTCGTTGACGTAGTTAACAATTGGATTGATGATGTGCTCACGAACCCAGGCGCCAATGGCCTTGAACGGCTTTGCAAGACCGGCCAAAAGTCCAAGCCCCATATCGACGCCAACTTCTTCTTCCATAACAGTAGAAGGAGAGTGAATCCCGAGTGCTTCCTTAAAGCCGTCAACAAATCCACGTACAAAATCCCAGATGCCTGAAAGAGCCGAACTGAGTCCTTCGAGAATACCCTGCCAGATCGATGTACCGGCTCCAGTGAACCAATTGCCAATATTACGAAGCCTGTTCGGAAGCGTAACCGTGAAAAATGTTCCGAACGCTTTACCGATTGACTGTGCAATTTCTGAGAGGGATTTGTCTGATGACTGGAAAAGTGAATCAAAGATACTCTTAATAAAATCGCCGATTTTGAATCCCAGACTGTGACCAAGTTCATACCAGTCAAAACTTTTATCAAACAGATCTTTGATTTTCAATCTTTCAAGAAATTCGGCAATGCTGTCGCGTACAGATTGAAAAGATGCCTGAAGCTTTTCGCGCAAACCACCATTGCCAAAGAGATCTTTCAATCCCTCAGAAAGACTCGGCGCTTCTGTCAACTTATAAAAGGCTCCGGTGATGTCCTGAATTCGTTTCGATATTTTAAGCAGAATATTCTCATCCGAACGGGACGGGAACAATCCTGAAATTTTCCCTTTAACACGATCTACAAGATTCTGAACTCCGTAAAGTATATTCCAGACAGCTCCGAGAGGCCCTTTACTCGGATCATTATTGAACAAGGCATCACGACCACCGAGGTCATGCCACTCTTTAAGTACCGCGTTTCGAGCATCGGAAGATGCTTCAATGATCCGACTAAAGAAATCGCTGAATCCAGTCCAAAGTTCCTTTGCTTCGCCAAAATCACCGATGATGTATTCCCAACTCTGAGTCCAGCCACTCTGCATGGCCTCCATCAGGGTATCCTTTAACTGAGTAAACGTTTTTACTTTTGTTGCTGCATCCGAGGCAGTCTGGGCAAGATTCAGAATATCCTCAATTTGCGATTCGGTATAACCTTGGGCCAGGAGCTGTGTCTTCTTGATCTCGCGGCCCATAGCAATCAGATCCTCAGTTGTTCCCGCAAGTCCATTCTGCTTCGCAATCTCCTCAAAGTCCCAGGAAAGCTGCTGCAACGTTTCAGTCAGAATGTCAGAACTTAACCAACCAGAGGACAGACTGTCACGAAAAGATACTTGACCAGCTTTCAGTTTGGCAAACATCTTCTGCGCATCTTCACCGACAACACCCATGGTACTGGCCGTTCTGATCAGCGCATCCTGAAATGTTTTACCGCCCATGCCAGCATTAACCACCGAGTTCCAGTCCATTAGTTTGACAGTACCGGAAGCAAGAGCCTGAGAAAGCTGATACATGGCTGTACTGGCTTGCTGACTGGTAGAGCCTGACACGGCAGCCAGGTTAGCAATACCCTGAATAGAATCTACAGCAACGTCCAGCTTAATACCTGCGGCGGTAAATGTACCGATATTACGCGTCATCTGCGTAAAGTTGTAAATGGTTTTGTCCGCGTAGTGATTCAGCTCATCGAGCTTTGTATTAATAACGTCCAGGCGTTCCTGCTGTGTATACCCAAGGTCATCAAAGTGGGCCGAGGTATTAGCAAGAATCGTCTGGACGGAATCGATCTGTGTTTCATACTCCTGAAATCCTTGCATAACGGATTTCGGAAGGAAGCTATGGGCAATTCGTTTCGCTGCGTTAATTGCTACGTTTGTGAGGTTATGTAGCACATCGGTACCGATTATACCGGTAACGGTAAACCGTTTAGAAATGGTTTCGAGACTGGCAGCCATACTGCTCAGATCTACATTCTTGGCAGCCTTGTCAATCTCTGCAAAACCCTTTGCGGCACCTTCTAAATCAAGACTCTTTTTTAACTGTTCAAGCGACTCAACACTTGTCTTAACATTTTTCTCGAAATCTTTGTTGTCGAATTGCATTTCGACTACTCTGGTATCGATGGTGTCGCTCATGCTGACGTAACCTCCTTCCAAACTTTTTCGCTGATTTTATCAAAAATCGGACGGATCGCAGGATTGATATAATCAATTCCCTCCACGTATCCGCCCGTTCCTGTTCCATGTCCATATTGCAGGATTATGGCAATGTTGACCCCCTTGTTGACGTTTGAGTTTGTCCACACAATGGAAGTCATTCCATTCTTTTGTTCTATACGATAGCCCCAGGAAGCAGCGGTCAAACCACTATCCCTTGGAGTTGCGGAGGCGAGTGCATCCACGCCTTCCTGTGCATACTGTTCCAAAAGCTTCATTTTGACGCCATTGGAAACATTCTTGAAGAAATTTTCGGTTTTCCGAAAATCACCCTTATGCTTAAAGCGGATGGCCAATGTTCTCGCCTCCTATGTTTATCCTGTGCTGTTCAGCCGTTTACGACGGGCCTCATTCAGCGCCCAACGACGGCTAAGATCATTCTTTCTCTCAGCCCGGCCCTTTTTCTTTGGCGGAGCGTTCTTCACGTTACAGACTCTAATCAGGGTCAGTAGACGGTTTAAATGCCATTTTCGGCATTCAAACGGAATGTTCAGAGAAATCATCCAGTAATAAATGATCTCAGCGGTGATTGTTTCACGGTTGAATCGTTTTTGCTCTGTTTCTGTAAACCATGTCGCCGTCATCGGATCCTCGATATATTTGTTGATCTCTTCGATCTGGGCCGGTGTCAATCCATTATAAAGAAGCGGATCTACATGCTGAGTGACCGTCATACAGCGAACATAATCAATACACTCTTCCATTGTCTTCTCTTCCTTACCGAGAAAGGGCTTTTTCCATCTCGCCTCCCACTCGGATAGGGAAATCAGGGAATGCTCCAGCTGTATCGTTGCTGTTTTTACACTACCGAAACTGCTGGTCTTCTCATCGAAGTATTCATATCCCTGTATCGTCAGCGGCAGCATGGAGATTCATCCTTCAGGTTGCACTCATCAGGACCGGAGCGGAAGAAGTTTTGTCTGCGGCTGACATAGACTCGGCGACTCTCTGAGGAACGATGGCATTGAAGAACGCTGCCGCGGCCTTGGAATCGGTCGCGAGCTCCATAAAGAGCTTGGAATAGGCCTCGGTCTGGGTGAACCGCTCCAGAACCTCCGGAGATTTCACGAAGCGGCGGCCATCCGGAGATTTCTCACCATAGGAACGGCTGATCAGATCCTTGAACACCTCGATGATCTGGGCGCTGTCCTGTGCCTGTACGATGCGCTCAACCTTTTTTGTCATACCGCCGGCGACTTTCAGCTCCATTTCGGTAATCTCAGCTTCTGTGAGGTTGAAATAGAAGTCCTCAGTTCTCTCGTTACCGTCGTAGTCATTGTAGGTGATGGTTTTCTTATACATTGTTCATTTTCTCCTTTTTATCGATCTGTTATGTAAGGCATCCCCGCCGACGCCTCAGCAAACGTGTGTACTTACACATGCGTCTCCCTCCGGTCATTTACACCGGCACATACCCATTTTTCTTTAATCAGACAGCTGCCTGAAGGGCCGAGAGGATCGCAGCGGGCATGGGCAGACTGGGATCGACCGTGGAGCCGTCGCCATAGAGCAGCTTCTCCAGAGCGGTCATCTTCTTGTCACCGAGAACGGTACTGTCGAAGACAAGCTTGCAGGTAGGCTTATACCCCGCAAACGGAACCGGCGTACCGGTGGCATCCCAACTGAAGGTACCGGCATCGGGATTATCGTTCACAGTGTCGTGAGACTGCTCACTCGGAGTCACGCGCAGCCCATAAGCCACATGAATCTTGTAGCCGAGCTCGGGAGTATTGGCGTTGCCGATCTCGGTACGCCAGCTCAGACCGAACTTCTTGCGAACCTGCTGACCGACATACATGCCTTCGATCGGCTGCGCAGAACCGTCACAGGCGGCAAAGCCGTTCGGGTACATATAGGCCTCGATGCCAGCACCATACTCTTCAGCAGCGGGAAGGTCGGCATACTCGATGCCATCTGCCCAGAGCTTATTGCTCTCCGCGCCGGAGGGACTGTCGGTAACGTTGATCAGACCGTTCCAGGCCTCAGCCTCGGTATAAGCACCGTTTTCATCCAGACCATAGAATACGCCCTGTGAGACACCATACTCGAACTTGCGGTCTTCCGGGGCATCCCAGGTGATTTTTACATGATCAGGCATTTAGGTTTCCTCCTTGTTATTCAAGAATAGATGGTGAATACGAAATGATGAAGATTGTCGATCTCGAAATGTCGGTCAAAGCTGCACATTGGCAGATCAGCAACCTTGTCCGGAATCAGACTATCCGGGTTTTTGTCAATAACAGTAAGCGTATATGCTTTGTTATGACTATAGGGATTGTTGTTGGCGAACCGGGTATCGATCCTTGCGAGTTTGTACACAATGCATGGATACGACATTTTGAATCCCGTGGGAGGCTGAAAGTACACATGCCGTTTGGCCTCCCGTTCAATGGCTCCTTGCAGATCGTCTGTTTCAAAGTTGAACGGATCCCAAAGCCATACGCCAAAGGAAGACAGAATCTTACACAGCTTGGTGTGTAGGCCAATCCGTCGGTCCGTGATACACACCTCCGATCGTCAACAGCAGACGGGGAGCCTGGACTTCCACATTTGTGACCTTCCAGAGCGTCCCCTTCCACTTGAGATAGCGAATGGCGAAGATATGTTCATTGGCATAGGAGTCGGAGACGATGCTGAAAAGGTTGTTGGGAACAACATTGTCGTTGATACTTTCGCCTGTTTCAAGACGTCGAGTATTCTTCAGAACATCACCGGTGTAATTTCGTTCAGTAAAAACCTCTTCATAAACCCCGGGACGATTCTCCGGATCAACCTCGACTGTCTCCCCATAGCCGACAACGCCATAAAACTTCGCCATACCGCAGCCCTCTCTTTAATCGTCGTCCGTAACGTCCAGTTCGAGGGCGATCGCGGAAAGAGGACGGGTGTTTGCGCCGGAGCAGCGGGTCTCCAGAAGACTGATCTGCTGGTTGAAATTGAGATCGAAGTCTGTGAAGTGGGTAATCTCGCCACCCTTGGTAGCGCCCAGAGAATAGTCGGCCAGATTGACCATGATGCCCAGCAGTTCCTTGGTATGCTCCACATTCTGAGTGCCGCCGCCAGCAACAGGCTCAGCTACGACGGTGGTACGAGTCTGACCGGCAAACTGCTCAGCGGTAATGATCTCATTGACGTTCAGAGCCGCCTTCAGCTCATTGACATTATCGTAGATGCGACGACCGTTCATGTCGCGGGCCAGCAGCATCACATTCACCAGATGCGGAGTGCAGTAGAAGTCGGGATTGCCGGAACCCTTATACTTCTCGCGGGCATACAGCAGGGTCTCGATGATCGCTTCAGCATAGATGTAGTTCTCGCCAAAATAGGCAGAAGTATTGGTGCCCTGGAGAGAGGTTCGCATTGCAGCGATATCGACGTCGCGATGGATGGTGTACAGCTCATCATCGAGCCAGATCGGACGAATCTTGGTCTTGTCAATGGCATTATCACCGGTGCGGCCATCGCCAATCATGATCTGACGGGCCAGCTCCTCGTTCAGGTTCATCCGGTCAAGGCCGTACATGTAGGCGACAACATCGAAATCAACGATATCGACGATGTCATCGCGATCCATCTTGGAACGAATGAAAACGGTGGTCGGCTCGGTGGTACGTTCCAGAAGATCGACATTACCAGCATCAGTCTTCTGAGTGCCTTTCTTATAGCCCTTGGCACGACGACCGGAAATATCACGCACGTCAGCCTGACGAGTACGGATACGGGAGATCGGACTCTTGTGAACCTTGGCCAGAACCTTACCGACCCAGCCCTGGTCGGTGGTCAGCATCTCGGGAGCGCCGGGTTTGACGTCCTTATAGTCGGGGAACAGAGTGGAGATGTTATTGAAGCCCAGATCAGAATGGGCCAGCTCCTTCTTGTTGTCGGCGATGTAAACGTCCATCGCGGCCTTCAGGCTGCCGCCGCCGTAGCTCTTGGCCAGTTCGACGATCTTGACACCATCCGCGTGGCTCAGGTAGGCATCAGTGTTCTCGGTCTCTTTATCGAAAAGATTATGCTTCATTTCGGTTTCCTCCTCATTTTCATCGGAATTGGTTTCAGATTTCTCTTCTTTCGCGTTCTGGCGGATAGCTTCCTCCAGCATTCCCATGACGACGATCTGCTGCTTGTCTGTCAGGGTCTCAAAGATGTCACCGAGAGTTTCACCCTCTTCGTCATCCTTGGATTTCTCATCATCAGCTTTCTTTTCGTCGTCCGCATGCTCGATCTCACCCTCGCTTGCTGCGGGCTCAGCGCCTTCTTCGGTACCGTTCTCCGCTTCGCCTGCTTTTTCTTCCTCACCGTTTTCCTCTTCGGAATGGGCGAGTTCGAGTACCATGCCGGTATAGATTGTTCCCTGCGTATAATCGGTCTCCACGCTGCCGTCGCTGTGAACGATAACGGAATCGATAAACGCGCCGGGATTGGCTCCGGCCAGAACAAGACTGACTTCACGAATCATGCCGTGAATCACACTCTTCGCCTGCTCACGAAGCTGGTTGGCATAGATACTGAGTGCGACAATGTCGCCATGCTTCACAGCCTCCTTGGCTTCACGACCGCTCTGTGTGTTATTAAAGAAGCAGTAAGCATAGACGCCGTCTTCCATATTTTTAAGAAGCGCATGACCGAGAACGGCGCCGGGCGTCGTGTGGTTGTGATTCCACACAAGCGGAACCTTCTTGCCATCGTTCTCTTTAAAAGCATCTTTCAGAATCGTTCGACCATCAGAACAACGCATGTTGTTTCGTGTTGCCCAACCGCCGAAGTCATAGCCATCAATCATTTTGAATCTCCTCCTTTTTCGGGATCTCTTCCTCCGCTTTTGGAGTTTTATCCGGATTCGGATCACTGAGATTCTTATTGCGGAGCTCGTCCGCCTTGGGATCCTTGCTCGGTTTCATACCGATTGCCTGACGAATCTCATTAGATGTCATGATCTCATTGCGAGTCATCTTATCGGCAATTTCGGCAAGATCAGTCACCGGAATCAACTTGAACGGATCGCGGAAGAAGGTAATGGTTTGAAGTTGTGACCGGGCAGTTTTTGTCAGAAATTTGCGTTTCATCTCATCCGCAATGGCGGAGAGAATCGGTTCGATTGTCCGGTTATAATAGTTCAGCATAGTAGTTTGATCGGCCGAACCGTCGAGAATCGCCTGCGTGATACCAAGCTGGCTGTAGACCATGCTTGTCAGATACTCCACCTGGCGCATAAGATTGTTTTCAACCGGGCGATTCAACTGTGTGATCCGCTCCGTGCCGTCCGTATAGGCGATGCCATATTTACCTTCTGCCAGCTGCGTCTCGATGTCCTTTCGGCGTTTCTCGGCCTGCTCCCGCTGAGTTTCTCTCTTGATCACATAAGGGAGCTGAATGATAAGATCGAGCTTACCGCTGCTGGTCTGCTCATCAACGGCATCAAGGAGATTCAGCTTTCGAATTAGGCGCTGCATGGTCGAGTTTGGCTCGTTCATGACAGCAAACATCGGGTTTTCAATGATGGCCACAGTTTCCTTTGGAACGATTGCTTCTTCTCGTCGTCCGGAAAGCTCGTTATATACCTGAATGCGGACATGCTTTGGGTACCAGTCAAGTATTTTGGCTGTGCGCATGGTATAGATCTTAAAATTACCGGACTCTTCAGGTTCGTCGTCGGTATCAATCGGAACCGCTGCGACACAGCCTTCATCCAGCATACTGGCGACAAGATCCTGCATAAATGCACGACCGGTTTGGTCAATGTTTGCCTCAACAGTCAGACAGTTGTTAAGTCCGGACTGAATAACCTCGGTAAACCGATCATTGTCATCGAGGCGAACATGCTGCATCCGATACGAGGCGGCATCCATAGCGATTCGGTTATAAACCGAAGTTACGATCGTTCGTTCGTTTCCACGACTGAAGCGAGAACGATCTGGTCGATATCCGTATGAAGGCCCGATATCATACCGGACAGTTGCGGTGGGATCTTTATTACGGAATAAATTCCATACGCGTCGGAATCCATCTAACAAAGCCATTTCATGGGTTTCCTCCTTTGTTAGGTTTGAAAAATGGGCATAAAAAAAAAGACCGCCTCGGCAAACGCCGAAGCAGTCAGGAAGAATAATTCACTTTAATTTTTAGGAATCGATTCAAGATCAGCTGCAAAAGATTCGTAAATGGGCCAGTTCCCAGGCATGAGCACCTCAGGTCCATTTTGAAATCCCTCGACATCGCTCTCGACCAGATAAGTGATTACACCGTCATCATGCTTAATAACATCGATGATCTGGCCAGTGATGCCGAGCTTCTTGATCTTAACATGATCGCCCTCAATAAAAACAGCCATTATTTAATCCTCCTTCAAACGCCGATCAACATATGCCGTTGTAAAGCGAGGCTCACCATCAGGACCATCTTCGCGCCAAATTGTTGAATAGCCGCGCTTCCTTGTAACGCCAAGTTCCATCGGAATATTGTAAACGGCAATACCACCATAGCCGGCATGGGAATCTCTCTTCTTGGATAGGTCGAAACCTGCCTCCAGATCATGAAAGAGTCGTTCCGAATCATTTGGCGTATAGCCATCATCCTGAAATTCCTTACCGTGCTTTGCCGCCGGATCAAGACAATACTTATGAATCTTGTCAGGATGGGCAACAAAACCTTTCTCGCTATGGTAATAACCGTCTTTCATTGTAACAGACTTTTCGGTTTTTTCAACCTTATCTGCTCCATTAGAGCCATATCCAAGCTCTTCTTTTGTACGGATAATACCCCAGTGCATTCCTTTTACCCCGTGGTGAAATAAGGCGCAACGGTATTGGTTTTCATCCATATCAATCAAACGCCTCCCTGTTGGCTTTATAGGCGATATAGGCATCCATCATTGCCGCAACAGCGTCGATCTTCTGCTCATACCGTTTTTTCAAAAGTTTACGGTTACCGTTTGTATCTTCCAAAGTAATACAGTTTCCCATGGCGAAATTCATCAAAGACTCGTCAAACAAAAGCATCCGCTCCTCAGAAAGCTTTTTCAGCTCACCCAAAGGAACGGATTCTGTCTTGGCGCCCTGTATAACTTTTTCGATCCCAAAAGGTCCGTTTTCACTCTCCCAACGGTTTACAAACTCTTTAGCGTTGTAGGGGTCATAACCAAAGCAGCGAACGTCGTAATCCATAGCAACTATGTGTTCATCCAAATCGTCATAGACGTCCATCATGTCAAGCACAGTACCATCGATCACAACCAAGCTGCCTTCTTGAATAAATTCCTCATACTTATCATGCATAGCTGGGTGCAGACGCTCAAAAGTCAGAGAAGAAATATAGTTTCTTGTTTTAACTCCAAAGCAGCCATTACTAAGCGGAAAGAGGAAAGTAAAAGCACAGAAGTCATCACCCTGAGAAAGATCCGCGCCAAGAGCACAAGGCATTTGCCAGAAACTCTGCTTGGGATGCGGCTGGATCTCATCGTATGAGAAATAATAAGTATACCCCTCGGTTGGAATACCGAAGCGTTTGGCAAGCGTATCGTTTCTCTCGACGGGCGACTTTTCTATTTTATCGACGTCGCGCTGATACGTCTCATAACTGACTGTTTTTCCGAGATTCGGATTGGCTTTCAACCACATCTCCGGTTGCGCAACCTCATCGATCGAATCGAGTCGATAATACCAGATACTAATCCACGGAGCGATAATCTCTCCCCGGAGTATTTTCATCAGCTCCATTTTGATCGAATCGCCGATCGCATTACGCACAGTTCCTTCCGAACTTATTGCAACAATCAGATAATCTTTGATTTTAGAAGAGCCCTGTTCAATGGCTCCAATAACATTTTCGCGAACATCACAGGACAGCCATTCGTCAACAGTCGCAATCTTCGTCCGCATGGACTGAAGTTTGTCGATGCTCATAGGCACAGTCTCGATATAGCTGCCAGTCAGGAAATTCTCAATACCTTTTTTGGTACTGGCGAGTTTAACTCGATCCGCACGTTTACCAGTCGTGTTCTGTATACTACCCTCAGTGAGAAACTGAAAATATGGTCCTCGCGCACGGGTAATGGAAGTGCGGATAGGGGATAGAGTCTCATCGGCTTGTCGCATGGTATAAGCCGTAGCAATTTGATGGGTTGTACTGGTATCGATATTAAGGAAGTAGCTCTGGATACAACTCGCATACATGGTCTTGGCTGCTCCGCGAGCAACGATCAAATACTGCTTATTAGTAAGTCGCTTCTTTGTTCGTTTGATTCGATAACGAACGCGACCATCGTCATCAGGTACCGGGACTTCCTCATCGACGAAATAATACCAGCCGAAGATTTGCTCGGCCCAAAGCTTGAAACTGTCCAACAGCTCCAAATCAGAGCCGTCGGTAAGTGTCAGCTCTTCATTGCAGTAAGCGATAAACCCCTCAACGGCATTCTCGTCATACCAGACACCGGGATTGGCAATCAGATCATCGATCCGATGCATTTCCATCTCGATCTCATGATTAATTGGGATCTTCCCGGCCATGACCTGCTCACGAAATTCGCCATAATAGCGGGGGACAGCAGTGTTAGACAGCAATCAGATCACCACCAGTCAGCTTGTGTTACCAAGCTTTTCACGACCTTTGGTGATCTTTTGTGCATTCTCATACCAAGTGGCCACCTGTTTGATCGTATCGGGATCCATACCGTTTATATCACTCTTTAGGGTTTTGGTGAAAGCTTTCATATCGAAATCGTCGCCATTTCCAGCTGTACGTTTTTTAGCCGCTGCAACTATAGCGTCAACACCAACATCTCTTAAACCATAGCCAACTTTTTTGCATGTCTCAACTGCAAAATCTCGAAGCGTACTCTTTTTCTTCGGAGTCATCTCAGCAACCAGTTGACGATATTGCTTTTCCATATTGAGTCTGTTGATTCGATCCCGAAGTTCGTTATCGGTCATCTCAGATACAGACTTTACTTTTGGCTTTTCATCATTTCCGAAAGACATAGACTTTTTGTCTCCGCCTTTTCTGTATCGCAGTCGTCCAAGTGGAGTTAAACTTCCATCGGGATTCTGATAACGAAGAATGCCCCACTTCTGACCCTTGATACCATGATGTGCCAAAACAGTCGAGTTGACAAAAATCATCTCACCATTCACATAACAACCTCCCTTCTAAAAAATAGAGATAAAAACCCAAGTAAACAAGAAAAACCTTAATTCGACTCAGCAGCTGTCGTAAGACGCCACTCGTATTCATCAACTTGACGCTTCATACTTTCAAGAACTGCTGTTTGCTGAGGCGGATCGAATAGCAGACGGACTCGAAGATAAACATAGCTCTTTACCAGTGTCAGATCTTTTCTGTCTCCGATAAAGTCAGACCACACAGAAGTCTTATCTGTAATGGAGAAACCCTTCTCTGGACCGATTCCAAGCTGTGTAAGAATCGCAAAGACAGAATTGATATGAAGAATGATGTCTTTATCAAAAGGCGTATAGTCCTCTTCAGGTCCGAGAAGCTTCTTAATGGATGAAAGAATACTTTCGTCGTTCATAGCTTATCTCCTCTCAAATCTTTTCCAGGGGCAGGTATCGTAGGGGGTTCGCTCAACCGGCGCGCACGATAATAGAGATTCGTCACCGTAATGAATAGCATTATGAGTATTGCGACTAACACAGATTAGAAAATCCGGATTGAGTAGATAATCGCTGACATTCAGAATATCTTTCTGGTCTATCGGATTCATGTGGTGTATATATATCCTTCCATGAATTTCGTAACCTTCAAGTCCCAAATCGCAGCCAAGATCTCTTACAATAATATAGTCGCGCACGCTTCGCCACTCAACAGAATGATAAAACTCCTGATTCAGATATCGATCAAAACCAAAAGTCTCTTCGCCGACTTTTCCATCCAACTTCAGATAGTGAAATCGATCCAAAAAATCATTGAACCTAATCAATTCCGAATAGGTTTTAATAGTCGATATATTCCTCATCCTTATAACCACTGTAAGTCTTAAAAGCTTCCAGAGCTCGTTCAAGCAATTCCTCACGTTTGTCGGCTGCTTGCATAGATTGAATCCTTGTTTCCAACAATTCAATCTCTTTCTCAAGCTTTTTACGCTCAAGCTCAGCATTTGAAGTTGCGAGTTTCAGAAAAAGAGTTGTCTCCTGCGACGTGGCTGTCTTATTTCGAATTCTTTCTTCAACAAGATCCATAGCAAGAGAAATCATCTTGTTCTGTTGATTCTCAGGATTCAAGGAAGGCCTTGATGGAGGCAAAGCCACAGAGGACTCTGCCGCTTTTGGCCGTCTTCCCATGACATTATCCTCCGTTTCGTAAACTTTATGGCGCTTGAGAGAGCCTATGAGGCAGGTTTTGTCCACTTATGGAAGGAGAAAATGAGAAGAACCATATGAGTAAAGGAGGATCATACAGCAAGCGACTGAAAAACCGGACTTAGAAAACCTCATAAGCTCCCTCAAGCACCATAAAACCTCATTCGGGACAAGCACACCCCCGAAAAAGTTTTCAGAAAATATCCCGCCGGAGAATTTTCAAAGACC